GATTATGATGGTAATGGTACTAATGTACCTTGGGATTCTAAACAAAAAATATATTGGATAAAAAATGCTGGAATAAGTTCAACTAATGCTAGTAAAAGATATAAAAATTATAGTATAATATATTAAAATATGACAAAAGCAATTTTTATAAATGAAGCGGGTTTTGTTGATGGTGTAATAACAGGTGCAACCAATTTGGGTGTTGGTAATGGTATTATATACACTGGATTAACAAATAATACGTTAAATTTAAAAACATTAAGTGGTGGTACTAATATTACATTAACAACAACAGATAATTATATTATTATTAGTTCAAATGGGTTAGTTGAAGTAAATGCTTCTGATGTTGATGTAATACCAATATTACCATATACAGGAACTAATTTACAATTATTATCTGATGAATACGGTAAAGCATTGTTAAATGAATATACAATAACTGGTGATAGTACAACAACAGGTTTTACTATTACACATAATAAAAATAATAATTTTGTTTCGGTTGAGGTTGTTCGTAATGTAAGTCCATATAATACAGTTTTTGTAGATATAAGTAGACCAACATCAAATACTGTTTGTTTACAATTTGGTGAACCACCTGAAGATGGTTTGGAATATAAAGTATTAATAAGCGGTAGGTGTATTGGTTAAAAAATAATATTTAATAAATAAATAAAATAATGAAAGAATTAATAAGAGTTTTGTTTGGTGATTATACGTGGATTCAACTTTTTGGTTATGGTTGGTTTTTTCTTGTCGGATATTTTCTTTATAGTTTAGTTGAAACTACAGGTCGTGATATTCATAGTAAGAATACACCAAAAAAATGGAATTGGAAATTTTGGTTTTATGATAATTGGAAAAGGTATTTAAGTACATTTTTATCTACATATATTCTTTTTAGATTTTATAATGAAGTAAGTGGGCATGAATTTGGATATTTTGATGCGGTTTCTTTAGGTTTAATTGGTGATGGAATTGGTGCAACATTAAAAAGAAGAACAAAATCAATTGGTGCTGATAGAAAAAAATTATTGGATGAATTAAGTAAAGAAAATGAAATATAATGGATTATAGTACATTCACATTAAAAACTTTTTATATAAAAAAGGATAGTACATTACCAGAATTAAAGTATCCTTTAACACAGCATTTTAGAGAACAGTATGATATTACAGAAGATATGTTGGATAATGTTGGTGTTACATTTTCAATGATAGATAGTTATGGTATTTTTCATATTGCAAATGTATCAGCAAATCTTGTTATTAATGATGATAGAATGAATTATCCTGATGAAGAAAAATACACATTAACATATAGATTTAAAGAGTTTGAAACTTCAAAAATTGGTAGATTTTTTGGTGAATTTAAATTAGATTTTTTGGATAACGATGTTGGTTGTGGTAAGATAACAATACCAACAAATGGTAATATTTCAATTGTAATTTTTGATAGTTTAACAAAAACAACAGTAGAATAATTGTTTTTTTAAAAAACAATGTTTATTTTTGCTAATCTAATTAATTTTATAAAATTGGGTTATGCAATCTAAATTTTTATTTGTTGTTACTTGTGAAAGAATTGGTAGACGACAAGCCTATTATATAGATTTTCCATATAATGAACAAATTGTTGGTAGAATAAAAAAATTACCAGAAGAAACACGTAAGTGGAATGGTGGTTTAAAAAAATGGGAAATAACTACCCAATCGTTATTTAAATTAATTAAATCATATAAAAATTCTGATAAAATTTTTTTTGATTTCGGTGATGAAAATTCACGAAATGTTTTTAAGGAACAAGTAAATAAAATAAAATTACTTGAAAATAAAAAACGTGAAGAAATTATTTTATTAAATAAAAAGAAGGAAAAATGGATTGAATATAAAAAAGAATTAGAAAATAATTATGAAAAGTATTGGGATGAATGTCATAGTTATTTAAATGAAAATGTTAAATTATATCCACATCAAATAGTTGCAGCATTATTTATAAATTCTACACGTAATGCTTTAATTTCACATGAAATGGGATTGGGTAAAGCCCAAGATTTAGATTCATTATTATTAACACCAAATGGTTGGATTAGAATGGGCGATGTTAATGTTGGTGATTATGTTATTGGTTACGATGGATTACCAAAAAAAGTAACTGGTGTTTATCCACAAGGTTTAAAAGATATTTACGAAATTGAATTTAGTGATGGAACAATTGCTAAATCATGTCTTGAACATTATTGGAAAGTAAAAAATATTAACAATAGTAAATATGTTGTTAAAACATTAGAAGATATTATAAATTTTGGTATTGTGGATAATAATAATTTTTATTGTTGGGAAATTCCAATGATAAAACCAATATCATTTGAAAAAAGAAATCTTTTAATTAAGCCATATAATTTAGGTTTGCTATTGTATTGTGGTGATTTTAATCAAAAGTTTTTAAAAATATCTGATGGTCAAATTGAAGCATCATTAAAATTTTATGAATTACATAAAATTAATTCTAAAAACAGTTTTATTCCAAATGATTATATGTATTCAAATATTGATGATAGGTTTGAACTATTAAATGGTTTGTTGGAAAATTGTGAATATATTCATATTAGAAATGAAATTATTTTTGAATCAGAATCTACATTGTTAATTAAAGATGTTCAATTTGTGGTTGAAAGTTTGGGTGGTATTGGTAAAATAGTTGATGATAAATTAATTAGAATTACACTACCATTTGATTTTATGCCAAAAAAAATAAAAAATAAATATAAATTTATTATACAACCATATCGTTTAATTGTTGATGTTAAATATATTGGTAAAAAAGAATCACAATGTATATCTGTTGATTGTGATAATCATCTATATGCAACTAATCATTGTATTTTAACACATAATACGTTATCTAGTATTCTTTATGTTGAAATGAATAAATTTGAAAGGGTTGTTGTTATAACACCCAATTCATTAAAATTTAATTATCTTAATGAAGTAAAGAAATTCACAAAAAGTAATGCTTTTGTAGTTAATTATAAAAAAAATGATTGTGATATTAATGAAGCAAAATATATTATAATAAACTATGATTTTTTTAATCCATCTAATAAAACTAAATTTGATTTAAAATGGAATAAATTAAATATTAATAATATAGATGTTTTAATTTGTGATGAATCACAAAAATTAAAGAACACAAAAACAAATATTTATAAAAATTTTAAAAGAATTTTCAAAGAAGGCATTTTTAAAAATAAAAAAGTTAGTAAATTATTTTTAAGTGGAACACCAGCACCAAATAGAGCATATGAATTATATACTGTTTTAAATCAAATATCATCAATTGATTTTCCAACAAAAAAATATTTTTATGAATATTATTGTGGTATGACATATGATTTTGAAAATGGTTGGGGTTATGTTCAAAATACAATGGAACAAAAATTTGAAGAACTTTACTATAAAATAGCACCATATACTCATAGAAAAAGAAAATTTGAAGTATTGAATGATTTACCTGATAAAATATATCAAAGAATTGTATTAGAATTAACAAATGATGAATTATCAACCTATAATAAAATTGAACAGGATGTTGTTAACGATTTTATTGATAAACCAAGTTATAATCCATTAACTATAATGCTTCGATTAAGACAATATTTATCGGAAGTTAAAATAAAACATATTATAGAATTGGTTGAAAATATTATAGAAACTGGTGAAAAGGTGATTATTATGGATTATTTTAAAGAATCACTATATGAATTAAAAAAATATTTTGGAAATTTGGCGGGTTTACATACAGGTAATCAAAGTATTGAAGAACGTTCAGATGTTGTTAATTCATTTCAAGACCCAAATAATCAAATGAAAATCTTTTTAGGTACGATTCAAACAAGTAATTATGGATTGACATTAACAGCAGCAAGTAAGTTATTTATTATGACTTTACCATATAGTGTTGGTGAATATGACCAAGCAGCAGATAGATGTCATAGAATTGGTCAAAAGGATGTTGTAAATATATATCCATTAATATTTTTAGATACAATAGATGATTATGTTTATTCAAAAATTGAAACTAAACGTGAAGAAATTATAAAAGTGTTGGATAATGAAAAATATACATCAAATGTTGAAGAATCGGTGTTGAGTGATGTTATTGAGAAAATAAAAAGTAAATATGGGAAGTAAATTTCAAGTTAGTAATAATTTTATTGAAAATTATTTATTGTATTTAATTTTTAATAATATTGATTTATCGAATAAGGATGTTTTAACAAAAACTCATGCGACTTTTGTTCAAATTTTACAAAAAAACAAAGGAGTTGGGGAAAATATTGTATTTTTGGATTTTGATATAAAGGGGGATAATGTTTATATTAAAGTAATTCCAAAAAATTTTATTAGTGCATTATGGTTGTCTGGTATTTTTCCTGAAAATGTTTATGATTTGATTGATAAAAATCAGTGTTTAGTTGATAATGTAGTTATTAAATTTAATAAAAAAACAAAACGTCTTACCTATAAAAAGAAAAAAAATGGATAAAAGTAAAGTATTAAGTGAAATTAAGAGTTTTCTTGAGGGTTATAATAATGATTTAAAATATATTGTTAATGTTGAAACAGACCCTAGAACAAATTATGCTGAATGTATAATACATGAACCAAATCAAGAACCACGTATTGAAAAAATCCAATATGAACCATTTTTATATATGAAAGATTTATCTAAAAATAACATAAAATTATATATGGGTAAATCAGATGAATTGGTTGAAAGCAAACGAATTAAATACGGTATAAAAATAAAAAAACTAGAAACAGGTAATCAAAAAAGATTGGTTGATGGATATTGTTATATGATAACAAGTAATCGTTCTTATAACGATATTATTAATTATTTAAAAGATGGTGGTATAAATCCATATGAAAAATTGGTAGATGATGATGGTAATTTTGTTAGAGACAGTAATGGCGATTATATATATTCACATAGAGATATGTTTTATGGTGTAAGAACAACTGAACAATTTTTTATTTCTACTCAAAGTAGATTATATAAGGGTATTGAAGAATATAAAAGAATACATAAGTTAACATTCGATATTGAAACTACGGGATTAAGGTATCAAACATCAAGAATTTTTGCAATTGGTATTAGGGATAATATGGGTTTTGAAACAATACTAAGTGTTAAAGAAAATGATGATGATTTATCAGAAATACAAATAATTCAAGATTTTTTTAATTTAATTAATTATTTAAAACCCGCAATTATTGTTGGTTATAACTCTGAAATGTTTGATTTTGATTTTATTTTAGGTAGGGCTAAAATTTTGAATATGGATTTATCAAAAATACCCACAAGTTTAAATCAATCAATTTCAATAAAAAGAAAAGGAAATAGTACGGTAAAAATTGGTGGTTCTACTGAAAAATATACATCAACTGATATGTGGGGTTATTCAATAATTGATACCTTACATGCAGCAAAACGTACTGCTGCGGTAAATAGTGATTTAAGAGCAACTGGATTGAAATATGTTGCTAATTTTGAAAACATTTCAAAACCAAATAGAACATATATTAAGGGTGAAGATAATATGATTGGTAAGTATTATAATGAAAATAAAATATTTTTAATTAATGAAAGTAATGAATATTATGAATTACCCAATGAATATCAAAAAATTGGTGAATTGTTGCTTAAATTACAAATAGAAAAAAGTAAGATATCTGATGAAGAATACAAAGAAAGAAAAAAGAGGTGTTTAGATAATAATAAAAATTTTGTTGATTGGTATAGAAATTTTACTAAAAAAAATAAAATGTTTAATTTTATTAATGGTAAGAGAATAGTAAAACAATATTTATTAGATGATTTATGGGAAACGGAACAAGTGGATGAATTATATAATCAAACCTCTTTTATGCTTGCAAAAATAGTTCCAACTACCTTTTTACGTATTTGTACAATGGGTACTGCTTCAATTTGGAATTTATTGTTAACGGCATGGAGTTATGAAAATGGTTTGGCAATACCGATATGTGATGAAAATGAAAGATTTAGTGGTGGTTTGGCTAGATGTTATAAAACAGGATATACTGAACGAATAATAAAAATTGACTATAGTTCCCTATACCCAATGATTCAATTGACAGATAATGTTTTTCCATTTTTTGATATTACTGGTGTGATGAAAAAAATGTTACTATATTTAACATCAACACGTAATATATATAAAAAATTAGGTTCTGGTATTAAAATGAAAGATGACGAACTTTCATTATTAAAAGAAATTGATTTTGAATTATATATTAAATATATGAATGGTATATTAAAAGATAGTGATGTTTCAATTTCAAAAATTAAACAATTACCATTAAAAATATTAAATAATTCATTGTTTGGTGCATTGGGTTCAAATATTTCATTTAATTGGTCAGATAATGTATGTGCAGCACGTATTACTTGTATTGGTAGAATTCAATTAAGACATGCAATAAAATGGTTTAATGATTTTGGTTGTATTCCTTTGTTGGCAGTAACGGATGGTATTAATTTTAAAATACCTAATAAAACAACAATTCGTATTATCAATGATATTGTTGAATATAATCAAAATGAGGATATTATTGAAAATATGTGGGTTTTTGATGATGAAAAGGGTATTGATGCACTAATAAAAAAATATAATAAAGAAGAAATGAAACCACCATATATGTCAGTAGATAATGATATGGAAAATATTTCTTGTTTGAATTTATCACGTATTAATTATGCAACATTAACAAAGAAAAAAGATAAAAAAACTAATGAAATGAAAAATGTTGTTAAATTAACAGGTAATACGATAAAATCTAAAACAATGCCAGAATATATTGAAGATTTTATTGATAATGGAATTAATTTAATTTTAAATGGAAAAGAAAAAGAATTTATTGAATATTATAATCAATATGTTGATGATATTTTTTATATGAGAATTCCATTAAAGAAAATAGCAAGTAAGAGTAGGATTAAATTAACCATTAAAGAATATAATAAAAGAGGTAAAGATAAAAATGGTAGGGATAAGGGTATGCAAGCCCATATGGAATTGATAATTGAAAATAGGGAAAAATTAGTAAATGAATTGTTTGAAATACACAAAAACAAATTTAATTTAGAAAACATTAATAAAGAATTAACAATTAAAGAAAAATTAAAATATGTTTCTAATTATATGCCACCAGAACCCGAATTGGATAGTATGATATATTATGTTAATCGTGGATATAAAAAATCACATGGTGATTCAAGAAGGATTATTGATAAAAAAACAGGTGAAGAAAGATTTTGTGCGGTTTTAATTAATAAAGAAGAATTAGTTGAAAATCCTAATATGTTAGGTGAATATAATGTTGAAAAATATTTAGATGCATTTAATAAACGGGTTGAAAGTATTTTAGTTGGTTTTAATCCTGAAATAAGACAAAAAATATTAATAAAAATAAATAGTAAGGGTGAATTGATTAAAAATGATATTAATCCAATAAAAGATGATATTAAATTAAGAAATTTTGATAATGATGATTTAAACGAATCAATGTTTTTAGAAAAAATGGAAGTTGATTTTTGGAATAAAACGGGATATGACCCTAGATTAATTTGGAATGGTTTTAAAATGCATGAAAATTATAAAGTTCATTATGAAATTTATGATAATGCTTTAAAATATTTAAATGATAAGATGATTAAAGCAAATAAATCGAAAATTAAGTCTATAAATTCAAATTACGATAATGGTGATTTAGTTTTAATTAAAGATGATGATAAATATCATTTGGGTTTATACAATGGAATTTTTTTAAAAATTGTTAGAAACAATGTTGATATACCAAAATCTGATTTTGAATTGGAATTGGATAGAATAAGAAAAGAAAACCAAAAAAAGAATTTGGATAATTTAGAAGTTTTCGATATTATTGATAGAGCAAAAAAAGAAAGCAATGAACGTGAATTAGAAAAAACAAAACAATATTTTCTTGATTTCAAAAAAGATTTTAATCTTTCAGAAGAATATACAATGGAAAAACTTTTTAATGAAGTTGAAAATGCAAAAGATGCATTTGAAACATATGTTGAAACAAGAAAATTAGAAGAATCTATGGGTGAAAATTTTGACGATTATTAGAATCGTTTTAATATTTCAAACACAATTTCTTATAGTATTTATATAAAAAATATAAATATGAAATTTAGTAAAAAAGAAATTTTTGAAATTATTGATAGTGATGGTGAATTAATTGGTAGAAAAAAAATACCAACAAATGGTTCTGATTTAGAATCACAAGCAAATAACACTACTGATTATAATAGTAGAATTGGAACTCAACCATATAGATATGATATGTTGGGTCGTTTTGGTTTTACATTAATGCCTTTTATGGAAGGTGAAGATAGTGATGAAAAACAAGATAAATTGGTTAACGATTTAATAGAGTTAATGCAAGAAAAAACATTTAATGTAATTAAGCATTACTATAAAAATCCAAATAAATTAAAATCCGATTATAGATTATTTGTAAATAAAAAAAAATATTCTAATGATATAAAAGAAGAAGAAATTTGGGTTAACAAAATAATGAAAATTTTTGATGATTATTTAAAAAATACAGTAAAACCAATTAAAAATATTGATGAAGATTATGTTAAAGAAGATATGATGGTTGATAATAAAATAGACAGTGATTTAACAAATAAATCAACACTATCCGATATTAGGGATATTAAATTAAAAAAAGTTGCAGGATTAATTAATAAATTAAGTCAATCTGATAAAAATAAGTTAATGAAGTTGTTGGAATTTAATTAATGAACTCTGAATTATATAATAAAAAATATAAAATACCAGAAAAAATATTAAATCACATAAAAAAAGTTTTAATTTTAAATCCTAATGGAATTGGTATTAAAAGGGCAAAATTTCTTTTAAATAACAAAGAAATTACATATCAAACACTAAAAAGATTAAAAAATTTTTTTGATTATTTTGTTTCTAATGGTAAAAATGATATTCAATATGAACTTGCTGGTGGTGTTTTAATGAAAAATTTTGTTGAAAGTACATTAAATTCAGATAGAAATGCGGTTAAAATGAGTAAAAATATTAAACAAGATGTAATGACAAAACCAAATTCAGAATTAAAACCATATAAAACCCCTAGATTAAATGAAGAATGGAATTATTGTGAATTTGAATTGAAAAAAAACGCAGTTGCTATTATTCTTAATGAGGATAATAAAATATTATTATTAAAAAGAAGTGATAATCCTAACATATGGATGCCAACAAAATGGGGATTAGTTGGTGGTGGTGTTGAAATTGGTGAAACACCAGAAGAAGCAGTAAAAAGAGAAGTTTTTGAAGAAACAAAATTAATTTTGGATAATATTAAATGGTTGTTTTCTATAAAAAGACATAAAAATAGTATTGAACATATATATATTTCTAAATATATGGGTGACCCAACAAATGTTGTTTTAAACGAAGAACATAATGGTTATGGTTGGTATCATATAAGTGAAATTAGTTTTTTGGATATAGTACCACATCTGTTAGAATATTTGACAATTGCCTTTAAGAAATATGAATAAATAGTATTTATAAAAAAATAATATTTATTTAATAAAATAAAAAAATGGAAGATAATTATAGTAATTTACTTGGAATTAGTGAATGTTATCGTGTGTGTAACATAAATTATAATTGTAGTAGATATGATTATAATAGTAATAAATATGATGAAAATCACATAGATACAAAATCTGATAATATGGATGAAAGAGGTAGAGAACCTGAAAATAGTAAATATATAGGTAATTGCTGTGATATTTTTATTAGAAAATGTCAATTAAATTGTGGTAATATATATTCATCTTCTTATTTATATTGTGATAATTGTTAATGATATCTGAAGTAAAAATATTATTTAATAACATTAAAAGATTAAAAAATCTTTTAACTGAAGGTGTTAGTGAAAATGATATCATTAATGCTATTAATAATCATGAATGGGTTTATTTATATTATGATGCTGATAATGATAGAAAGGCAAAGGAATTTAGAACAGTTAGAATATATGTTTTAGGTACACATAAAACATCAGGAAAAAAAGTGATTAGAGCATGGCAAGACAATCCTAAAAATAGTTGGCATTTTGATAAAAGACCTACTAGAAAAGATAGTAAAAATCATGATTTTTGGGTTGATAGTGAAGGTAATAAACCTGGTTGGAGAATGTTTAATGTTGAAAATATAATAAAAATATTACCAACGGGTAAAAAATTTCATGATTCTAATGGTTTGGTAATGATTCCACAGGGATATCATGAAGGTGGTGATGATAATATGAGTTCAATTGATGCCTATGTTTCAACAAAAAACCAACCAGATTTTGAATATAAATATGATAAAGAATTTTATGGTGTTGAAAAGAAACCAAGTGAATTAAATAAAGAAAAATGGGATAGTATTAGAAGGGGTAATAAAAATTCAGTCCAAATAACGAGAAATGATGTTATTAAATTGCGTGATTTGGTTAGTAGATTTCATAAAAGAAAATTGAGTAACTATTTAGTTGTTGTTGATGATAAAAAAAATTATCAACTTATAACAATTAAAGATAAAGATAGATATAAAATACCTGATAGTGCAATAATTGGTGATTTACCATATTTATCAGATGTTTTTATTAATAAAAAACAGGTTGATGATAGAAGATATATTGAGAAATTAAATAAAATAAAAAAAGAAGTTTCAAAAAAATCGTTAAACGTTAATGAAATTGAAAACATATCAACAATACCATATAAAAAAACAACACTTTTCAAAAATTTATAGTATTTATAAAAAATAATAATTTTTTATATTTTTGTTATGAATAAACACGATTTAAATAAATTAAAAGAAAAAATATCAAATAGAAAGAATGATTTGAATTTAACATCTAGTAATGTAAATCCACGTAATAAATTTTTAACAGAATTATATGAATCGGTTGATAGTGGAAAAGAAACTAATGCTTCAGTATTAGTGAAAAGAGTTCATAATTTGGTTTCGGAAAAAAAGAATGAAAAAACAATGTTACCAATTAATGAAAATTTTGATACGAATTTTAATAATCAGAAACAAACACATCAACCTTTTATTTTTTCAAAAGAAAATGATATGGAACGTGATGATGATTTGTGGAAAGAAATAGAAAGGAGAAATAATCAAACATTGGCAAATTCACTAGAAAAATATTCTCAATATTCATTAAATAAAAATCAGCAACCTTCATTTCCACAAATTAACGATGATTTATTAAATCAAAAAATTAAAGGAATTATTGATAATCATTTACTTGAAAGTTTTACACCAATTGTTGAGGAAACAATAAAAAGTACAATAGTTGAATTATATGCTGTTGAAAGAATAAAAGAAGTATTAAAAGAGAATAAAAATCTTATAAAAGAAATTGTTTATGATGTAATACGTGAACTTCAAAAAAGAACAAAACCAAAATAAAATATTTTATTTAAAACAATAAAATCCGTTTAATTTATATTAAATGGATTTTTTTTTATTATAATTATAAAAAAAATGTTTTCGTTAAAGTAAGTAACTATTTATTAATATAATTATTATAATAATATGAATGAATTTAAAATCTCTAATTTTTTAAAGGAATTAAATAATATCAATAGTTTTGCTAATAGAATAAAATATGCAGATAATAATTTAACAAGAATTGGTGGTGGTAGTGGTAGAATTGTATATGAATTAAACGATACTAAAGTATTAAAATTAGCAAAAAATCAAAAAGGTGTTGCACAAAATAATGTAGAGTTTGATTTAGGTAAAAATTATGATTTTAAGGATATTATAACAATGGTTTTTGAATTTTCTGATGATTATACTTGGATTATATCAGAAAAGGCTAAAAAAGTGACCGAAAAAAGAATAAAAGAATTAACAGGAATTCCAAATTTATGGTTATTATCTCAATATTTGGTGAATAAAGAATTGGAAAATGAAAACAAAAAAAGAATTTATAAAATTGACCAATCTGATATTGATAAATTGTCAAATAATGATTTTGTAATTGATTTAACAAATTTAATGTATTGTTTTGGTATTGGTTTAGGTGATACTAATAGACCTAGTACGTTTGGTGAGGTAATGCGTAATGGTAAACCAAAGATTGTTATGGTAGATTATGGTTTAAATAAAGAAGTTTATGACACACATTATAGTCCAAATAGGAAACAAAAAATTAAAATGTATGAACTTTATAATTTTAATGATGGTAATGATGATATATTATCAGATGACAATGGAACAAACGATATTAAATATAGTAATTGGGCATTAATACCTCAAGATATTGGAAGTGGTAATGGTGAAATAAATGAACGTTTTATTTCTTTTGTCGAAAATAGAAATGAATATCCGAATAAACCAGTATCTAATATTGGCGTGTTGTGTGATGAATTTTATAATTGTATTAATAATTTGAACGAAACATTAGACAGTGTTAAAAACAAAAAACAATTTTTTGAAAAATTTTTAAAACTTCAAGAATATTTAATATCCCAAAATTGTTATAATAGAGATAAAATAGAACTTCATGAAGAATATGATTTTAAAAATGTTAAATTAGATAATATTCCACCAGTTAAGAAATTTTCAATAAAGGATGAAAATTATGCTAAAGAAATTGTATCGGAAGTTGGTAAAAAGTTAGGTTTTACAATAGTAAAATCATTGAAAGGTGGTTCATATGGTTATGCTTTTATAATTAGTGATGGTAATGTTTTTAAATTAACAACAGATGTTGGTGAAGCAGATGGGGCATCTATTTTAAGAAGAAATAATCCTAAAAACATAGTTTGGGTATATAATGTTTATAAAATAGTTGATACTGAAAATAATATGTCGTTTTATGGAATTATTGAAGAAAATATTGAAAATAAACCAAAAGAAATATTTTATTCATATTATAGAGCAATAGATAAAATTAAACCAAATAATATGTCAACTGCTGATTTTTTAATTAAAATGAAAAAAAGAAATTTTGATTACAATGATATGAATGAAATAAAAAATTTATTAGGTGGAATTTTAAATCAAAATAAAGAAGCAGATATTCCAATTGAAACAAGAAAAGCAGCATATAATTATATGATGGGTATATTATTAATAAAAAAAGAATTAATGGATTTGGGTATTAAGTCTAATGATTATGGTAATCCTGAAAATATAGGATATGATGAAAATGGTGTGTTAAAATTTTTTGATTTTGGTGATTATCGTGCGAATGAACCTAATCTTGAAAAATTTTTAATTTTGTTGCCAGAAAATGAAAACGTTATTAATGAAACATATGATATAAATCTTGCAAATAGAATTGCAAATCAAGTTGTTAATAAACTTAATTTAAAAAATTTAAAGTATATTGATGGTGGTAATTTTGGTGTTGCCTATGAAGTTAATAATAATATGATTTTGAAAATAACTAAAGATAGAAGTGAAGCCGTTGAAAATTTTAATTTAATTGGTAAAAATTTAGAAAGAATTGCAAAACCATATAATGTATATGAAATAAAATCAAAAACAGAAAAAATACCAGAAACATATGCGATATTATTAGAAAAATTAAAAGTTACTTCAGAAATTGAAAGAAAATACAATCGTTTAAATTATGTTTTTTCTAAATTATTTAATGTTGATGTTTCTGAAGTGGTTGAAGAATATTTAGGATTTAATTCGGGTTGGATTAGAAAAATTGATATTTATAATTATTTTAAAAAAAATCCCGAAGATGTTGATTTTTTTCGTGAAATAACAGAAATTGCAAAAGAATGTCATGAATTGGGAATATCTAGTTTGGATTTTTATAATTGGAAAAATTTAGGATATAAAAAAGATGGAAAATTAGGTTTTTTTGATATTGGTTTTGGTGATGGTTTTTTAGTTCCTAATAATTTACAAAATATTGAAATTGATGAAGTTTTTGGTGGTTCTTCTTTATATTCTACAACAAATACTGTGAGTGATGATAATAAACCAACATATAATCAAATTGATAGTTCAGACCCAATAGATAATAATATCATAAGAAACACTAATGAATTATCGGAAAGGCAAATTTCTGCAATGAAGGATAGTAGTAGTGTTGAAGTAAAAAAGAAATGTAAATTAGGTGGTTTGGGAAATAAAAGTATTGCTTGTAATCAAGGCGATATTAACAATTTAATTATTAAACCAATTGAAGAAATTTTTTATAGATTTTCCAATAATATTAATGAAGAAATTGATGCAAGTGAAGCATATGATGTTGAAGGTGCGATAATGACAATTATTAATGGAAAAAGAAATGTTGGATTGGTGTCTTTTCATAAGAACCAAAATCTAAAAAATTTTGTGATTAATTCGGGTTTAAATATAATACCTGTAAAACAAGAACAACAAAATGCAAATACATCAATAATATATTGTGATGGGTATGAAAAACAAGCAAATATGTTACATGATATAATGAAATCACATGGTGGATATCTTTCAGATAAAACACCAAAAGAAGCCTATATAATTGGAAGATTATTGGGTTATACAAATGATTCTATTTTAAGATATATTTATAAAAAATATCCACATATTCGAAAAGATTATTCACAAAGATATAGTGGGTCAACAATGAATGAGAATTTAACAGATAGTAAAATTTTAGTACCAATACGTGACCATGTTGGATGGATTACACCAGATGGTAAATTTATAGAAGGTGGTCATTTACAAGTAATGTTGAATATATATCGTATTAAATATAAAAATAATTATGATTTTGATGAAACAAAAAAAATATACGATATGGCTATTAATGATGGTTATACAAGAATAGTTTTTAATTCTGGTGGTAGTCTTGGTGATATATTAGATATTCAAACATTGAACAAAAAAAGGTTTAGAGAAATTATATTGGGTGGATATGTTAATACAATAAAAAAACCAGAATCTCAAATATATTGTGATATTGGTAATTCTGAACATAATAATTATTATGTTTTTAAAATGGATGAAAATAAAGAAGATTTATATTTCTTTTTGTTTTCAAACAAATCAATAAGAAACATACATGAAAGTATGAAAGAATCAAATCTAAATATAATAAAAAACATACAAGAAGCAAAATTATTATCAATAAATTAAAATGAAAATAAGAAATTTCATAAATAAAATTAAACAAAAACCATTTATAGAAGAATTAATTAATAATGGTGGTGATGTTTATTTAGTCGGTGGTGTTGTTAGAGATTTAATATTAAATAAACCAAACAAGGATATAGATTTAGTTATTCGTAATTTATCTATCGATAAAATTATAGAAATATTAGAAAATTTCGGTAAAGTTGATATTGTTGGTAAATCGTTTGGTGTTATTAAATTTAATGATGGTAGTGGTATTGATTATGATATTGCATTACCTAGAAAAGAAAGACCAAGTGGTGAAGGTGGTTATCGTGGGTTTGATATTCAAAGCAATCCTAATTTATCAATTGAAGATGATTTAATAAGACGTGATGCTAAATTTAATGCAATGGCAATAAATATTAATAATAGTAAATTTATTGACCCTTTGGGTGGTTTAAAAGATATTGAAAATAGACAAATTTCTGCTGCAAATCCTGATGCATTTAAAGACGACCCACTTAGAATGTTAAGAATGATTAGTTTTGGAAGTCGTTTTAAATATGTAATAGAACCAATGACAATGAAAATGATTAGGGATAATGTGGGTAGAATTAAGGAAATTAGTCCAGAAAGAATATTGATTGAACTTGAAAAAATTGTAACTAAAGGTGATTGTAAAATTGGTGCATTATTACTTAAACAAAGTGGGTTGTTAAAAGAAATTTTTGGTAATATAAGTGGTAAAATTAAAATATATCGTAAAGATGATAAAATATGGAATAATGTAAAAACTCTTGGTGAATTTATTTTTTTATTGTCTAATAATTCAACTAAAATAGCATCTGATTTTTATAAAAATGATTTAAAGGGTGATATTAACACATATAAAGAAATTAAAGGGTTGGAACAAGCCTTTTCAAAAGAAATTACAAATAATGTAGAAGCAAGAATGATTGCACATAATATGTATGTAATTTCACCTCAAACATTAAAAAGTCAAATTATACCAGATATATTAAAAAATGCATGTCAAGAATTGTTAAATGGTAAATATCCTAAAACAACAATTGAACTTGCTATAAATGGTAATGATTTAATTAGTTTAGGATTAAAAGGTATTGAAATTGGAAATGCCATGAAGAATTTATTATTAAATATTTATTCTGATAAAATTAATAATAATAAAGAAGAATTAGTTGATTTTTTAAAACAAAAGAAATTTATTAATGAAGTCAAAAAAAATGATAACATTGAGTATGGTTGTTTAATGTTGTTTTTTGATATACCTAAATGGAATTATATCACATCATTAATAAAAAAAGAAGATATTTACGATTTAGATGGATATGGTATTGAAAATGAACCACATGTTACAATATTATATGGGTTTCATGATGATGTTAAACCAAATGTTCTTTTTGATGAAATAAAAAACAATTTTAATTTAAAACCAATAGAAATAAAAATAAATGAAATTTCAATTTTTGAAAATTCTGATTATGATGTTGTGAAATTTGATGTTGATTCTGATGATTTAGTTGAAATTAATAAATTTATTAAAAAATTTCCACATACATCAGATTATTCAGATTATAAACCACATATGACAATTTCTTATGTGAAAAGGGGTATGGGAAAAAAATACATAAAAAAATTAAAAAAAACATATTCATTATTTGGTAATAAATTGGTGTATTCAGATAAAAATAAGAATAAAGATATTTTAAATTTAAATTCTTTGAATGAAGAAAAAAAATCTAAATATAGTAGAACAAAAGAATCAATATTAAAATCCAAAACAATATCAAAAGAAATGAAAGAAAGAATTTTACAATATTTGGGTGGTGGTAGTACATATAAAACAATTCCTTCTTATGGTGGTATTGTTTTAGGATTGAATAAACCTGAAGAATTTTTAAATAAAACAAAAAAATCTAATGGTGTTTCATTAGGTGCGGATAAAAGGGGCTTTTTTTGTTATACACATCGTGCATCATCAAAAAGATATGAAACACCAGAAAAAATACCAGTAAAACAAATTGAATTTATTGAATCAACAGGTTGATATTGTAACATTTTTTTATTATTTTCGTATATAGTTAAATAATTATTAAAAGTATTTATTATGAAACAAGCAAAATTAATTACACCTTTAAATATTGCAAAAGTGTTAGGTGTTGAAAAAGAATATAAAAGTATTCTCATTGATGAAAGTTTAAAAACCACTTACAATGATTTTATGAATAGTGATTTTGAAAACGAAAAAAATAACACTGATTTAAATATTAATATTAATGAAAAAAATTCTAAATGAAGCATTTAAAGTTAGTAAAAAGTATGATTTAAAAGGAAATCCTATTGCATATATAGACCCCAATTTACCTGAAAACACAGAAACATTTAAATATAAAGATATATTTAAAAAACATGGTGCTAAATGGGATTCTAATGGAAAATTTTGGTTTTGGTATATTGGAAAAACAGAAGACCAATGGAGAAATGTTTACAAGCGTTTTATTGAACCAGCGTTAAAAGAAGTACATGGATTGGAAGGGGCATCGGAAGATGATAGCAAAGCATCTTTAATAGCATCGTTAGATGATATTGTGGGTGAAATAAAATCAGCAGAAACATCATCGAATATCGAAGATGGTACTATAACAGATGAAGAAAAAAAGAAAATTATCGATAAACTTAATGGATTTAAAGAAACAATTGTTAATCTTGATAATGATGAAGAATTTAAAAAAACAATGCAAATTATAAGTAGTTTTAAAAACGCACAAGGTCATCAATATAGTTTTAGGAATTCAATACTTATTTGGTTACAAAACCCAGAAGCAAGATTAGTAAAAAGTGAATATAATTGGAATAAATTTAATAGGGAAATTATTGATAAAACTAAAAGAATGATAATTTGTTCACCCGCTAAAAGTGCATTAAGACAATATAGTAAAGAAGAAAAGGTTAAAATTATTAAAAATTTTTTAATTTCTGTTAATAAGAAAAAATATGAAGATTTAAATGCTGGTGAAAAAGAAAGATTGGGTGTTGAATTACGTGGTAAATTTGTTAAACATAATTTTGAATATACTCCTGTTTATGATGTATCTAACACAAAACAAATGGAAGGTAAAGAAAATTTATTGGGTGATTATGAAAATTTTAATGAAATTAAATGGTTTGAGGAAGATATGATTTCTGAAGAAGTTAAACCCATTTATAATGCATTATTAAATTTTTGTAATGATAACGGTATTGAAATAAGAATGGTGGATGATTTGGGTGGTGCTAGGGGTTCTAGTGGTGGTGGATATATTAAATTATTAAAAAATGAAGGTAATGATGTTGGTATTACTAAAACATTAGCACATGAAATAAGCCATGAATTGTTACATCAAACATATTTAAAAAATAAAAAATCTGAATTTGCCCGATATTTTGTTGGTACTTCTGAAGGTCGTGAATTAGTAGAACAACAAGCAGAATTATCTGCATGGATGATATTGGCATCATATGGTTTTGATTTAAAAACAACATCTTTCAATTATGTTGCAATTTGGGGTGCTGATAAAGATGCAATGATTAGAGTGTTTGATACGGTAACTGGTGTTGTTAATTTATTATTAAATTATATTAATAAACAACTGGAAGTTGTCACAGAAAGTGATAATAATATTAAATTAAGACCAGCAAAAAAAGTTGCACCAATAGATGTTGCAAAAATTTTGGGTGTTGAAGATGAATATCTTGATGTTTTAGAACAAAATAAAAATAAATTAAATGAATCTTTTTACGGATTATTAAAAAGAATGAATGGATATAAATGAGTAATGTTCTTTATAGTGCAGTTGTTCTTGATGAAAATTCAAGAAACAAATTAATTAATAGATTTAAAAATGAAATACCTGAAGATTGGGAAATTATTGCACATCATATGACCATTAATCTTGGTGAAATTAGTCCCGAATATGAAAAATATTTAGGTATGACTGTACGTTTAAGTGTAAATACTATTGCAATGGACGATAAAGTTATTGCTGTTGGAGTAAGTGGTTTTCCTAGTAAAAATAAAATACCACACATAACATTAGGAGTAAATCGTAAAAATGATGGAGTACCCAAATTATCAAACAACTTAGTAAATTGGAAGTTACTTAAAAGACCGTTTAATATTGTTGGTAGAGTTACTGAAATAAAATTTGAATAATATTATTATATGTTAATAGAAAATTTAGAAGCATTTGATTTTGATGGTACATTATTTCAAACACCAGAACCAGAATATGGTAAAAGGTATTGGTCTGAATATTATAATAAAGAATATCCATATTTAGGTTGGTGGGGTAGAAGTGAAAGTTTAGATTTAAATGTTTTTGATATTAAACCCATTCAATCAGTATTAAATCAATTAAAAGATGCAATAAATAAACCAAATACTTATGTTATTATTTTAACTTCAAGAATTGAAAGATTAAGACCTTATGTTCAAAAAATTTTGGATGTTAATAATATTAATGTTGATTATTTAGATATGAAAAACAATGATTTAGATAAAGGTAATAGAATTTTAAAATACATTAATAAATATCCAAATTTAAAAACAATTAGCGTTTATGACGATAGGGATGTCGATATAATTTCTTATAAAAATATAAAAAAAGAAATATCTAATAACATTTTGTTTAATATTTATAAAATTATTGATGAAAATATTATTTTAGTTGAATCTAAATATAATCTTTTGAATATAATTAATGAAGAAATTATAAAATTAAAATAACACTATTTATTAATATATGAATTATAAAAATGAATAAAATTTTACAAATATCAACACCATATAATATAATGATTGATGGATTAAACAATAATAATATTCAATATAATGAAATGGATATTAATCCAAACATATTAAAACCAACAAAACCATATATTGTTTCAAAATATTCTAATAATACTATTAATGATAAAAAAAACCCAATTTGGGTTGATAAAGACTTAAACATTTTGGATGGTCATTATAAATGGGTTAATGGATTATCAAATAATTCAATGGTTTATATAATTAAACTTAATTTAGATTTTTTAGATAGTTGTAAAATTTTAAATAAAATACAAGATATTTTTGAATATAAAGAATTGCAAAATTTAGAAGAAATTGTATCTCAAGATACTATTAATTTTTATCAAGATGATGATACACAATTTTTAAATTCTTTAGAATCTTCCAATATGGAATATGATAAAAATCCAATAGTTTTGTATGGATATAGAAAAAAACCTATTAAAGAAAATTCACAAAATGGTAATTTTTTCTTATCTTCACCAATTGATGGTTTTGATAAATATCAAATTGAATTTGATAATTTGTTTGATATGGATAATAATGGTATTTCATATAAAAATGGTCAAAATTTAGTTGATATTTTATCTAAATTTTGGTTTCCAAATGTGAATTTTAAAGAATTGAATAAAGAATCAAATATTAATTCTGATAGAATTAAAGAAAGAGCAATAATATTAAAAGCAAAATCATTGGGTTTTGATGGAATTAAATTAAATAACATAATTTGGGGTTTAAAATAATAGGAGATATAAACATGAAAACATTTAAAATAACCAATATAACACATTTATTGGATAAAAATAGTTTAAATTATAATAAAAATTTAATCATTGAATATATTGATGGTATATACGAAAAAAAAACAGAAATTAAACCAAAGGAAGATTTGTTTCTAAAAACAAATTTCTTAACAATCTCAATACGTAGATTAAGAATAAAAGGTTTAATTTCTGTAATTGAAGTGAATGATTATGATATTAATCTTTATGAAAAAAAGAAATCGAATAAAAAAATTTTACAAAAAACTGAAAAGGAAAATAAAAAAGATAAAAATAAAACAACAAACAATATTGTAGAATCTAAAGACAATAAAACCATTTCAGAAACAAAAACAAAAAATAAAAAATAAGAATATTTTTTCATATTTCATTTTTTTTATATATTTTTACGTATTTAAATATAAATTATATTTTTTTGTAAAAATTTATAAAAAACATGAATAACAAAATACGAATTTTATTTTATAATTCTGATACTGCTGGTGTTAATTATTTTAGAACACAAACACCTGCAATTGAATTGGAAAAAAATCATTCAGATGATTTTTATATTGAAATTAATCCACACATAGATTTTAATGATTTAAAAACATTAGATTATTTAAAATCTTTTGATATTATACATTATCATCGTCAATTACATGGTAATTTGAATATTATGAATAATTTATCAAAAGAATTAAAAAAATCTGGTGTGCTATTAATAGCAGATATTGATGATTATTGGTATTTACCACAACAACATCCTTTTTATACATTAAGTCGTGAAAGAAAATTACATATTCCAATTATTGAAAATTTAAAAATTGCTGATTATGTAACAACAACAACAGATTTGTTTGCATCTGAAATAAAAAAAATAACAAATAAAGATAATGTTGAGGTTTTTTATAATTCAATAAATCCAATTTGGATGAAACAATTTCAAAATAACTGGAAACCTGACCCTGATGGTCGTGTTAGAATAACATATATGGCAGGTTCTTGCTATGATGACAAAACAGAAATATTAACGGAAGATGGTTGGAAATTATTTAAAGATTTAAATAAAACAGAACAAGTTGCAACGTTAAATCCAGAAACAAATCTTATTGAATATCAAAAACCAACTGAATATATAAATGAACCATATGATGGTGATATGTATTATGCTTCAGATTGTGCTATTGATTTTGCAGTAACACCAAATCATAAAATGTACGTTTCTTTTGATTTAAAATCTGGGTTTGAATTAGTTGAAATGTCAGAAGTTTTTAATAAAAAATCAAATTTTTATTTTAAAAGAGAAAAAAATTTAATTGAAACCGAATGTGTAAATGAATGTCCAAAAATACTTTATTATAAAGTTTCAAAAAAAACATATAAAGGAAATATTTATTGTGTTAATGTTCCAAATCACATAATATATGTTAGAAGAAACGGTAAAAGTTATTGGTGTGGGAATTCACATTTGGGTGATATTGAACAATTAAGGGGTGTTATAAATGTATTATCTAATGATTGGGAATTAAAAGATAAATTTAAGGTAATTATTGCTGGTTGGGATGCTGAAGGAGATACTACTGAATATAGTTTCAATAATGAATTTAAATTTGAACTTGAAAAAAGGGGATTGTGGACATCAAATATAATTAAAGCAATTAATTCTTCAAAAGGTAATGTTGATATGTTACCAATACCAAATGAATTAAAAAATAAATATAGAAATAAAATTTTTAATGAAAGTAAACGTAGTATTAAGTCTGAAGAATCAGTATATTATCAATATGAGAAAATTTTAACCGATAATCACAATATGATAAAGAATGAAGATTATTTATCGTGGTTAATGAATTTTGAAAGAAATATTAAGTATGATAATGAAGGTAATTATGCTCGTAGATGGACTGAAAAAGCAAATATTTATGCTAAAGTATTAGATGAAACGGATATTGTATTAGCACCATTATCAGATAATAAATTCAATCATTTAAAATCAAATTTAAAACAAGTTGAATGTTGGAGTAGAAAATTACCTATTGTTTGTAGTGATATACCACCATATAATATTCATGGGAAACATATGAAGAATTGTATATTAATACCACCAGAAAAAAATGCACGTAAATATTGGATAAAAAACTTAAAAAAATTAATTTTAGACCCAAATTTAAGAAAAGAATTGGGTGAAAATTTATATAATGATTTTAAGGATGAATATCATTTAACAAATGTTACAAAAAAACGTGCAGATTTTTATAAAAGAATAATCAATAAAAATAACAAATAAAAGGTGTATAATTATGAAAATAATTTTAAATTATTTTAAAAGAATTAATGATAATAGAAAACGTAGAAATAACGTTAAAAAATTTTTAGAATATTATAAAGATGGGATGACAAAACAAAAATATCGTCTTTTATTTAAATCATTTATGAAAATAACATATATTAATGATTTTTTTAATAAAAAGGATAATAAAATTATTTTGCCAACTAATGAAACTATTAATAAAATAATATCAATTATTAATGAACATACAGAAAAACAATATAGTTATGAAAATATAGAAAAATTGAAAAAAATAAACGAAAAATTATCTTTGGATATTAATAAATATATTGAAGAAAATAATAAATTGGAAGAAAAGTTAAAAATAATAAAGAAGAATGTTTAAAAAACTTATATTTTGGTTATATTTAAAATTTTATTCAATTCTTATTAGAATAAGCATTGCATTATTTAATACTGAAATTGAATTATTAAAAGCAGACCCTAATATTACAAAAGAAAAGGACAAAAAAATTCAACGTAAAAGGCATAGAAATGAATTATTAGAAAAATTTTACGTTGGAATACGTGATAGTAAATATATTAAAGAATATTATGAATTATTAAAAAAATCTGATGATGTCATGTTAAAATCATCACAGGAAAGATTTGTTGTACTATCAGATAAACATTTATTTTTTAAAGATAGAAATTCAAAGGATGATGGTGTGAATATTAAAGATGAACATGGTAGAAGGTATGCACATTTTGGATTTTTTGATGAAAAACATAAACATAGCGGTAAAACAATGGGTGAGGTTTTAGAATTAGAATTGGTTGAAAGGAAAACCAATGATGATGATTATGAAATATTATATATATTCAATAATACACCAATTGAATTAGGATTAAGCCAATCTGCTAATTTTTTAGACAAAAAAATTAACGATGATTATGAATTAAAAAAATCATGGAAAAACAGAAAATTTCCTTTAACAATATACCGTGAAACAGAACAAGATGTTATTAATAAAATTGAAGAAATAACAGAATTTTTACATGTAAAAAAAATTAACTTTAATGAAAGGCAATTGGAATTTTTTATACCCCTAAAGTTTAAAATAAATGAAGTTGATAATAATTCAAATATTTTTAATGAATTGGTAAATATTAAATCTGTATACATTAAAAACAAATATGGTGAATTAATTGGATTCACCATTAATAGTTTTATAAAAAGAATTGAATATAATCAAACACATGAAGTTTGGAAATTTCATGGGATTGAAATGGAAACAATAAAAAAAATATAATTATGGGAAATATGGATTTTTTAAAAAATTTAAAAGATGCTTTAGATTCTGGTGATTTTAATTCAGATGCAGCAAAAAAAATTGGTGAAATTAATAAAATGGCAGATGAAATTAATATTAATCTATCAAACGATGAAATATCTGATAAATTAAATAAATTTGGTGTAAAAAATATTGATGAAAACGATATTAAAATGAATGAAATATTTGATGAAACAATTAAAGATATAAAGAAAGATGATTTATTTAATAAAATAATTGCAAATTTATTGAATATTAATAAATCAATAGAAAATATTATTAATAATGAATTAATACCATATTTAAAAAATATTGAGAATGAGTATAATGAAGAAATAAAAAATAATCAAAATTTGAATAGTCTAATAATTAAAATAAAAGAAAAATATAAGATTAAATAATTTTTTTATTAGTTTTTATCCTTTTAAATCCAAAGCATTATGTTTGGATTTTTTTAGTTAGTATTTATAAAAAAATAAAAACAATGAATTCTCTTAATATCAAATATCCTTTTGAAGATAATAAAAACACTAACGAATTTTTAAAAACAAATATTATAACTAAAGATTCATATATTTCTAATTTAATTTTGTTATTAACAACAGAAAAGGGTGAACGATATTATGACCCTAATTTTGGTACTAATTTGTTGAAACACGTATTTGAATTTAATGATGATACAACTGCGTATAATATTGAAAAGAATTTAAGAGATACTGTATCATTGTATATGCCTGAAATTGAAATTACAAATGTTAGTTTTGATTTTGATGGTGATGATGAAAATAAAGTATTAGATAATCAACTAAATATAAATATTGAATTTAGATATAATAATGGTTATTATAAAGAAGAAGGTAATATTAACATAATAATATAAATAAATTATGAGTGATAATATAATTAAATATGGGAGTAGAACATTTGGTGAAATTAGAGAAGATTTAATTTCAATGATAAAACAATCATATTCTGATGTTCTTAGTGATTTTAGTGATTCTAGTGTTGGTTCTATGCTTATTGATATTAATGCTGGTGTTGCAAATAATTTAGCAATTAATACCGATAGAGTTTTTCAAGAAACCCAATTGGATAATGCTCAACAAATATCATCAATACTTAATATTGCTAAAAATATGGGTTTTAATATACCACCCAAAAGACCATCAGTGACAGTAGTTGATTTTACTGTGACAATACCTGTACTTGGTGATAAACCAGACCCAAATTATTATCCTATTTTAGAATCAGGCGCACAATTAATTGGTGGTGGTAAAATATTTGAAACACAAAACAAAATAGATTGGAGTTTACCTAAAAATAGAAGAATTATACCTAATACAGATTCTAATGGTATTATTATTAATTACGATGTTACAAAACGAGATGTTGTTTTTAATGGTAGTTCACAAATCTATAGAAAAGTTATTACATCAAGTGATGTTGTACCATTTTTTTCAATAACACTACCAGATTCAAATATTATTGGTATAGATAGTGTTATATTAATGGAAGGTACTAATGTTGAGGTTACAGATAACGATTTTAAAAATTCAATAATTAGATATTATGAGGTTGATTATTTAGCACAGCAAAGAGTATTTGTTGAAGATTTTGAAAATTCAAATCCAAAATCAGATTTAAAGATTGGTAAATGGATTGATGTAACTAAAAAATTTATAAAAGAATTCACACCAAATGGTTTTTGTAAGTTAACTTTTGGTTCAGGCGATGCTACAAATAATGCATTTCGTGATGGTTTATTAAAAGATGGTATTACTAACAAATATTTTCTTGAAAATTTTTTAAATAATACATCGTTAGGTGAAAAACTAAAAAGTGGTTATACATTATTTGTTAAATATAGAACTGGTGGTGGTAGTAATTCTAATATTGGGAGTAACGTATTAACAAAAATTAGTAACTATAATTTAGTTGTTAATGGTAGTTTAGAAACACTAAATAGACAAATTCGTGATAGTATTAAAGTTAATAATCCAATACCAGCAATTGGTGGTAATGATGGTTTAACTGTTGAACAAATTAGAAATTTAATAAAATATAATTTTTCTAGTCAATATAGAGATGTTACATTAAATGATTATTTGTTACAAGTTTATAAAATGCCAGGAAAATTTGGTTCACCGTTTAGACTAAATGCATATAAAGAAAATAATAAAGTGATTATTTCAATTATTAATATTGGTTCGGATGGTAAACTTTCAAATAAAAGTAACGATTTGTTGAAACAAAATATTGCTGAATATCTTTCACAATTTCGTATGATTAATGATTATATTGAAATTAAAGATGGTAAAATTTTTAATTTAGCATTTGATATTGATATATATGTTGATAATATTAACGACAATCAAATTGCTAATGGTGTTATTAATGTTGTGAAAAAATATTTTGATGTTAATAATTCTGAAATGAATAAAGATGTTTTTATTGGAAAATTACAAACAGAAATACTTTCGGTTTCAGGTGTTGTTAATGTTATAGACATTAGTGTTTACAATAAAGTTGGTAATGGTTATTCACACAATACAATATCACAAGAAATATCTGATGTTGAAACAGGAAAAATTCTTTTGATTAATAATACAATATATTCATCAGAAGATTCAATGTTTGAAATAAAATATCCAGAAAAAGATATTAAAATTTTAATGAGAAAAAATGTGGAAATTTAATTATATTGATTGTGGAAGTAATAAAGAAAAAAATATTACAAGCATTAACAACAGGTAAAACTGAAAGTTCTACAGGGAATACATATATTATAATACCAGATTTAACAAAAGTATATAATATAAAATTTTTATTAAATCAAGATGTTGAAAATTTAGGTTTTTTTGATGTGGTTTCTGATAAAATTGTTAATGATGAATATGATTATTATTATGAATATGGATATAAAAATAATAAAACAGAATCAATAGAACCAGTTGGATTAAACAATTTATTATGAAAATAATACAAACATATTATCAAATAGATAAGAAAACAGATACTAAAAATTTTAACGATAGTAATATATATTTATTAAATTTTTATTCGTTATTATTAAGTTATTTAACAATAAAAAAACTTTATGGAAACGTTGAAATATATTCTAATAAATTAGCGTATGATAAAATATTAAAATATATACCATACGATAACAATATTATTATCGATGAAAACAATAATATAAATTCCTACAATTATTTAAATGAATGGGATTTTTTTAAATTTAATGTTTATGAAAAACAAAAAGAACCGTTTATTCATATTGAAGGTGATGTTTTTATTTTTAAAGATTTGTTATCTGAATATATAAATAATAAAACATATGATGGTATTGTACAATCAATAGAAACATCAAAATCGTTATTTTATAATAATTTTTATTTCTCAAACATTGATATGTTAGAGAAACATGATTTTATTGATAAAAAGAAAATAGAAAAATCATATGAAAAATATTCACAAATTATATCATATAATTGTGGTGTTGTTGGTTTTAGAAATATGGAATTTTTTAATGAATATCTTCTTAATGTAAAAAAAATGATTGATTTGATAAATAAAGGAATTTTAAAAATAAAAAATCAATCAAATTATATTGAACAATTTACATTATATTCATTATCTCAAAAATTAAATAAAAAAATATATGAAGTATTGCCAGAAAGCGATATATTAAAATATGGATACAATCAAACAGGTAATATGCATGGTTATACGCATTTATTGGGTAAAAATAAATATGTTGGTAGTTTTATTGTACTAATAAGAAATAAAATAATAAAAAATTTCCCAAAATATAAAAAAAATATAGAAATGTTTGAAAATTCATTAAATGATTTTGATTTTATGACAATTAAACATAAAGACGAAAATAAATTTTTAAAAAGTTTTAATAATAAATGAAAATATTTGAAAAACATATTGAAATAATAAAATTTTTGGTAAATAATATTAATATTAACGATTTTTTTATTGCTGGTGGTATTGCTGATTATTATCACTTTAATAAATTGGGTTATGACACAAATTTAGTGGTTGGTGATGTTGATATTGTCATTTTCAAGAAAAAAACATTCAATGAAATTAAATCGTTGTTTAGTAATGTTAAAATTAAATTATTTGAAGAACATTCATTATTTTATTTAAACGATAATTTAATTTTAGATGTTTTTTTTAATAAAAACAATCAAGAAATGGAATTGGTTGATTGTTTTAATATGGAATTTAATATAGAAACTATTGATTCTAGAATTAAATTATTAAATAATTTCACAAATAATTTATTGGATAAAAAACCAATGTATAGAAAAAATTTAAAATATTTAAAAAAATTAGTATACTATGGATTATAATATTTTATATGTTTTTAAAACAGAAAAAAATATCGAAAACAATATTTCTGATAAAATAATTTTTTTGGTATATAGTATATTATTAGCAAACGCATTTTTAAACTCAAATATTGTATTATATACCGATATGAATGGAATGTATGTTTTTTCAATGTTACCGATTGATGTCAAAATTCAATTTAATAGAAATATAGATGAAATGATAAAAACGGTGAAAGAAAAACAAAAAGAACCATATTTATTATTAAATTATAATAATCATTTAAAAGAAAATTTAAGATATAATAATAACATTAAATTAAGACAAAAAGGATTGGAAATAAATATTGATGATGAAAATTTTGAAAATGTTGATGTTAACACCATAAAAAAAAGATTAAAAACCCTTTTAAATTTTAATTATGACGAATTACTTAATAGAATCAATACAATATTATAATGATAACAGGTATTACTAAAAATAGCAGATTAAATGAATTGAAAAAATATAGATTAACTAATATTTTTGAAGAACAATATTTTGGTAATGGTAATTTAAATAATGATGGTGTTGATTTTAATAATTCAATATCTGGTGTTTCGGTTGTTTATTTTATTAATAGTATAAAATATATAGATAATTTAACAGGAAATACAACATATTTTGAATATATACCCCAAACAAATCTTAATGATTATGTTGATAAAAATTATTATAAAGATTTAAATAAGAAAAATGTAATAAATAAATCAAAAATATATAATGATGTATTTATAGAAAGACAAGAAAAATCAGCATTTGTTGATAATCATAAACTTCAATTTATTGATAATCTTTTAGATTTATTAACATATGCAAGTGGAAAATATTTTAATATTGTTGATAATAATAAGTATAATTAATTTTTTAATATGGGTTGTGGTGTATATGGAATAACAAGACCAGCAGATGTTAATATTAATGATATTGACATTTTTTATAATTATGTTCCTGATAGAGAAACTGAAAACAATAATATTTTTAGATTAAATTCTTCAGATTTATTATCATATAATTATTTACCTGAAGAAGAATGGGAATATGATGATGATGAACATAATAATATTTTAGAAGGTTTATATAATTTAAAATTACCAGCAACAATATTTAATCAGTTGGGAATATATACAATTTATATAAAACCAAAAAGTTTTATTGTTAATATAAGTGATGTTGCACCATTATCAGCATTACCAAGCATAAGAGGATTAATTATTGATGTTAACAAATTACCCGAAGGATTAAGAGGAAATAATGCAATGCAAGGTTATCGTGTTGAATATATAAACACATTAACCAATAATAAGATAAGAAATGTTGTTAGATATATTGTTAGTTCTAATAGGGTTGTACCAATAAATGAAAATGTTGGTAATACTAGTCAAAAAGCAACAAGATATAAATTTGATGATACAGGTTCGTTGTTATTTCTTCAATTAACCCCAAGTAGTTCAACAGATATTAAACCAAATCTTTCTCCATATATTGGAATACCTAATCAAGATATTATAATATCAAATACCTTTTTTAATCCTGTTGTTATTGAAGTTGAACTTGTTGAAAATACAATAGATACTTTATCCGATTTAATTGGTGGTGAACAAATTAAAGATGTCGATAATGGTATTTTAACATATTATGATAAAAATAGGGTGATTACAAAACAATTTAATATTTTTGAAATAAAAGATGATATTGGAAATGTTTCATTATTTGAAGTTAAAGAAAAGAGAACAAATATTGATGCAAGTCAAAATTTTGATGATGTTATTAGTGAAATACAATAATTTTTAATTTCTTATTATAATATTTAAATCCCAACTAATTGTTTGGGATTTTTTTGTTTATCGTATTTATAATAAAATTATTATTTGTGGCAAAAGTAAAAGTAGTTAATCGTAATTTAAGTTCTAATTTAACTGGTGGTAATTTTACTGATACTCCATCCAATACAGTATTTTCATTTGGTTCTTTTAATGTAACATCAAATTTTGAGGATAGAAAAGTTATTGATTATTCAAAAACTTTAACAACCTTTGTTCGACCAGTTACATTAGAAACAATGGATTTAACAATAGAACAATCCGAATTATTATATAACATATCAACAAATTTAGTTCTTAATTTAGATAATTCTAATTTAAATACCTTTGTTAAATTTGGTTCAACTTATGAATTTTTACGTGTTTCAATTGAAAATATAATATTAAAATATCCTGCTAGTTTATATGTTAATAATAAAAAAAATAACACTACTTATAAAAATGGTAACTATGATGAAGAATTAAACCAATCTACTTTTTCAATTCCGATAAGTTCAATTAACAATTTATTTAATTTAATAATTTCAACCGATAATAATGAAGTAAATGATGAAAATATATTGAAAAATTTAAATTTATCGTATAATGATTATGTGATAACAACAACAGAATCAAACAAACAATATAAAGTAATTGGATTTTCAGGTTTCTCAAAAACAAAACTTTTTATCACTATAACTGTTGAAGGAAATCCTTTAAATATTATAAATAATAATGAAGATGGTAGTATAGAATTTCATATAAAACCAAATAATTTAAAATTTGAAGAATTTAGAGCAAAATTAAAACCATATGAAAAATATATTTTATCTGAACGTGTTGAAGACGATGGTTTTAGTTTTATTTTAAAAAATCCAACTTTATTGGATAATGGTGAGATAATTTATGTAAACACATCAATATTATGGTCAACTAGTGATGGTTATAATATTGATATTGATAATTCCTTATATAGAAAATTTTTGGAAATTGTTTTAAGTATTGGTAGTAAATATGATTTAATAAAAACAGATTTAATAAATAGATTTTTAACTCCAAGTTCTTTAAAAACATATGATTTAACCGAAAATAAAAAAATGATTAAATTGCTTAGATTATATGGTTGGGAATTTGACCAAATTAGGCAATTTATTGATTCGTTAGTTTATATTAATAAAATTTCATACGATAAAATTAATTCAATTCCAAATCAATTGATTGCAAATATGGCAAAAACTTTAGGTTGGGAATATTTTTCATTGGTTAATGAAAAAGAATTAATGGAAAGTTTTTTAACGATAGATGAAAACGAAAGAAATTTAAATAAAGATTTATTACCAGCAGAAGTTGATTTAGAATTATGGCATAGAATTTTAAATAATACTAACTATTTTTGGAAATCTAAAGGAACTCGTGAATCAATAAAATCAATGTTTTTATTGATTGGAATACCAGAACCGTTTATTAATATAACAGAATATGTTTATACTGTTGGTGGAAAAATTAATCCAAATACAGTACCATTTTCAAAAAGAGATTTTCCAACAAATTCATTACCCTATGATAATTTTGGGTATCCAAAAGCACCACTTGAAACTAATGATTTTTATTTTCAAATTTCTGGTGATTTGGATTCTGGGCAAAAATATTTGGATGTTTTTCGAATGGCGGGTTTTAATCTAAAACAAACAATTGATAATAAAAAATCATGGATACAAACTGGTTCAACAATAAGAATTCATAACACAACACCACAATATTATCAAGAAGATAATAGATTGATTATTAACACAAAAGAAGTTGATGTTGCTTTAGATACTGCACGAGGTATTGAATATGATGTGTTTACATATGTTAAAGATATCGATTTTCCTGCAAATAATTCAAGATATGCTTTGTCATATTCATATGTTAATGTTGTATTAAACGAAAACGCTAATGGTATATTTGATTTACCAATTAATTATACATATGAAGGTGATATTGAAGTAAGATATAATGGAATATTATTAAACCCACCAAAAAGTGGAAATACTGGTTCAACGGGTTTTACTGTAAATACATATTCTGATTATTTTATTAATAATAATAATCAATTAGTTATAAATGAATTAACAGGTTCTACTTCTTTTGATGGCGTTGTTCAAATAACATTTGTACATTCAGGTAAAACAACAAATCCCATAAATATTGTTGTTGATTATGTTGTTACTAAAATTAATATTGATATTGAACAATTTTCAAATAAAAAATTCATCAAATTACCAACAAAATCATCAGGGGATGTTCAATTGACAGTAAATGGTATTGCTTTAACAAAAAAAGGTATTGGAATAGAGGGTGATTATACATATGATGAAGAATCGAATAAGATTTATATAACAAATAAAGATGTTTATAATTATGTATTAGAAAATAAAAGCGATGTACAGATTGCATATATTAATGTTAATATTGGTAATTTAAATTCATATATTACATCAACAGGTGAAACTGTTAATTTAAAAAATGAAACAATTAAAATACATAGTTTTAATACAAGTAAAATTTATATGAATGAATCTGCTAATAAATGTGTATTAAAACTTAACTATAAAATAAAAGATGCTAAAGAAATCAAAATATTAATTGACGGTGTTGCATTAGAACCGTATAAAGATTATGATGTAAACATAATGAATCCATATGAAATATTTTTACCAAAATTTTTAAGAATTGGTATGGTTATTAGTGTTTATTATCTTGTTGGTGGTGATGAATTATTTACTCCAATTGTTTCAGATAGTTTTGATTTAGGTGATATTAGTAAATTATCATTTCTTGAATTTTTAGAATTAATTCAAAGAAAATTAATAAATGTTAGAACAAGGAAGGTTGTAACAAATTCAAAAGGTGGGTGGTATCCAACGGTTCAAAAAATATACGAAATATATCTTAAAAGAGCAAAACTTAGTCAAGACAATCCGTTTTTATCTAATGGATATACCTTTAGAAATCTTCATCCCTTTTTAAACAAATATAATGCGTTTTTTCAAAGGTTTATTGACCAAATATTGTCGGCAACAATAATTCTAAAGAAGAATGGATTGCTTGTTCGTAATAGTTTGTTTACAAGACAAAAATTTACATATAAAAGAGGTGTTAATTTATATTGGGGTATAAATAATAATAACAATTATGTTGATAAAAGAGGTTATGGGTTTTTAAAATATTTTGGTGATGATGGTGCTATGTTTAAAATAAATCAAGAATTAGAAACACCATCATTATATGTTGAAACAATAAAAGCAACAAATAGTGAGGATGATTATTATTATGATGGTGAAAATAAAAATATGGTAACACAAGAACCAATTGGTTTAAATAATTTATAATGTTTTTTTATGGGTGATAATAAAGCATATATTTGTAATTCTGGTGGTATGAACATATCTGGTCATAGTGATATTGTTGCATATGGTATTCAATATAGAAAATTGGGTTCGGATACTTGGAATGAAGAAATAGAATATAATAGTTTAACAACTAATTGCTATAGAATACCAAAAATAGAAATAACACCAAATGCTTTGTTTGAATACAGAGCAATTGTATGTGAACCATTACGTTGTGCTGTAGGTAATATTTATTGTATTGAAATTCCAGAATATTGTGGTTTAACAGCAAAACATAATGAAATCACACAAACAGAAATTATTTCTGCTGGTGGTTGTTGTATTATTGGTTATGATAAAATTGACCTTTATGGTATGGAATACGAATATATTTGTTCAAATGATATTAATTTTACTGTTGAACCTATTAATTATTCGGTATGTTCTGATGGTTATATACATATTCCATCAATTGGTGGTTGTATTAATCTTTGTATTTATGGTGAATATACAAATACATATGAAATATGTTGTGAAAATATTATTACACCTTGGGTTATTGCGGATGAACCAACATATCCTAGTCCAACAGGAATTAATCAAAAAATAATAATTGAAGAAAATATAAATCCAAATAATCAATGTGTTGGTTGCCTTATATATACGCCAACAATTGGTGATTCGAAAACAATAAAAATATATCAAGAAAAATATATACCACCAGTTGAAATTAATATAACAGGAATTACTACTTATTTTATTCCAAGCGTAGGATATCCAGATAATTGTTGTAGTCCTTATATTGGAGTAACTAAATATGGTTATTTAACACCAGTTCAAAATCCCGATGATGAATTTTGTTTTGTGTTAAATTATTGTATGTTTAGAGATAGTATATATTTAGGTTCATTAGGTCCACAAATTTTTGTTTATTGTAATGGATGTACTTATTATCAAAAAACCATATGTGATAAATTTGGTTGTAAAATTTCTTGTAATTATACTATTCCACCAATAGTAGTTAGATATGGTGATTGTTATAGTTTTATGACACATGCAATAAGTGAATGTAAAGAAAGAGAATCTGGAATTTCAAAAATTACAATCAAATCCCTTTGTGGTAGTGGATATGTATTAGGTAATGATAAAACATTAGAATCAATAGTTTGTTCGGTATATTAAATAAAATAATTAATCATGGCATGGAGTGGAACAACATTAAAGACAGGACCGTTAAGCGAAAATAAATATTCATATAGCATTACGGGTTTAACACCAAATAGTTTTTATAGATATAGGTCATTTTTTATAATTGATGGTGTTGAATATCGTGGTGATAATATATATAGTGGACTAACAAAACGAATAATTTATCAAATACCTACTATTTTAACTGGTGAAGCAAAAAATGTTGGGGATATGTCGGTTGATATTAGTGGAAACACAATAACAAATAGCGGTGGATTTGACCCATCATTAGTTTTTGAACATGGATTAATATATACCCAAAACCCAACATTAGGAAATGAAAATGAATTATTTTATCAAACCAAAAAAGATATTGTAATATCAAAACATAATGTATCTGTTAATACTATTCCGTTTTTATTTGATTTATATATTGAAAAATTAATACCTAATACGAACGTATTCTATAGAGCATATGCAAAAAATCCTTTTGGTTTTGGATATGGGGAAATTAAAACAGTTAAAACAACAAACAATATCGGCATTAAACTAATAAATGCAAGAGAGATTGATAATTATAGGTCAA